GCGACTTTTGAGATAGTTTCGTTTAGATCCGAAGCTTTGCCGATCGCTAAGACTGCTCCAGCGCCTACGGCCGCAAAGCCGGCCGCCGTTGCTATGCCTATTTTCTTGAAAGATCCGGATAAACGATCTAAAGACGATTCGGCTTCGCCGACCGCTTTTTTCAATGGGCCGGCGTTGCCGACTATCGAGACTGTAATCGGTTTAGCCATATTTTTATCCTAGATCGTATTTAACAATTAGATCGGATACTAATTCGGCGTAACGATTAGCGACTTCTGTTTTACGCGCGTCGATAGCTTCATAAAGAAACGTATTAGGTTTTATGCTCCGAGCTGGCCAGCCGAAGTGGATCGGGCCGGCATACTGTACGGCGGCGTTACCGGCTTTAACTTTCGCGCTTTTCTTTGTAGACGCGTTTCGTATTGCGGCCGCTAAAGCTCCGGTAAGTATCGGTACATATTTTTTAGTTTCGTTTATAACTATTTCGGCGACTTGTTTATTTGTTTCTAAAAATTCGGTTTTATTTAGATCGAGCGCGTCGGTAGATAGTTTCCGTAGGTTTCGCTGTACTTCTGAGAGTCCGGTTATTTTGATCGGGTCGCGTGAATCTGCTCGAAAGCCGAACGTCCCGGTCGCCATAAGTTTTATCTCCGTTTCGCGTTTCGTTCTTTATTACGTCTGATTAGTCCCTCTGAGATTAACTCTAAAACTAGTGGAGACGTGTTTATGAGTTCGTTAGGCGCGATGCCTGTCTCGATCGCGATCTCGGCTATATATTCGCTAAACGAGTTACGCGTTAAACTTTTAAATCGTTACTTATTTCAACGTCGGCGACGGTTTTAGTCCACTCATCGAAAGGTTTAACGACGTTACCGCCGTCGCGCTCCGCGAGCCATGCAAGATAATAAAGATGTTCCATTTTTGTGTCGTTCGTACTGAACGCGGTAGAGATTCCCATTTTCGCGTAACGCTCAAAAGCGATAATCGCCGGCGGATATACGGGTAACTCCGTTTTTTCGCCGTCGCGTCTTTCAACGATTAAAACTATTTTTAACACTATTAGGCGACGGCTTGAACGATTGCGCCGCCAGTATAAGTAAGCGTAATTTCCACAAGCTCCCCGACCGACACTACGAGCGGTACGCTCGAGAGAAAACCCCCAGTGTGGGTATATCTAGGCGAGCTAGCACCCGGAGCGGTCGCAAGCGGTTCGTAAACAATAACCGAAGTAGTACCGACATCGCCGAAAGCGAATTGAATCGCTTCAGTAGTTAAAAAACTTCCGAGCAAAGTAAAAGTCGTCTCCGAGTTTTCCAAGCCGGCCGCGTTTTCTACACTTGTCGAAGCGAGCGTAGTTGAATCTAAAGCCGGGACGTTTTTAGTCATCGTAAGACTTCGAAGCTGGTCGTTAAAATCTGTGCCGCCTACCGTAAATACGGTCGCTTTTCCTAGTTGTACTACTGTCGCCATATTTTATATCTCCGTTTCGTCTGTAATAGTTTTAGCATACTTTCGCGCCGGCTTTGTGTCATCGGATAATTTTATAGACGCGATCGTAAGAGACTTGCCTACGTCTACTCCAGCGGCGGCGAGATCTTGGTCGTTTACGATCTGACCTACTGTAAACGCTTTTAGACGTGATGAGATTATTTCATATTTAGACATTTATCCCCATAGTTCTAGTGTGTAACGATATGCGAGCATTTCAACGCCACTAACACTAACCGATACAGGAGTAGCCGAGATGCAAGTAGAGCTTGCTACGGTCGCTACAGACGCCTTAGGAAGCGTCGGAGCGGCGTCTAGCTTCGCTTTAATAGATGAAGCTCCAGACGCGACTAGAAAGCCGTCTAAATAATCTTGAGCGGCGCGATCTGACATCCGTCCGGTAATAAGAATTAGATCTACTGAGCCTTTATCGAGTCCGCGAGAAAATGCGTAATCCCAAGTGATAGAGATCTGACCGATAACTAAAGCCGGCGGGACTAAGCCGTCGGGGATGGTGTCGTAGACGCGTAGGCCGGTTATGTTTACGGCTGTTTTTATGCCGTCTCGAACGTCGGACGGGATCACGCGACGACTTCGCGACGGTAAGGCCTGACCATAGCTTGTACGTCGCGACCTAACGGACTCATACGGATAGCGCCTAGTTCGGATAGACCGACGACGCCGCCGACACTCGAAGCGCGTTTAACTAGATCAGTAGACAAGATAAGACAAGCTTCTTCTATGTCGTCCGGCGGAATCCCGTTATACCAGCCGAATTTGGCCGTTACTTCGATTCCCGGACGAAGATTAACCGGCGACGGGAATAACCTCGTACCGACGAGAGTAATAATTGTAAAAGGCCGCTCAAGTTGTGGAGCGTTAAGCGGATCTAAAATATAATCCGTAGTGAGAGTTAAAGTAGTTTCAAAAGTTGAATCGCCGCCGCTATCAGTTTTTACTATTAGTCCCGTCAAGCTGGAGATATCATCCACGAAAAGACGATAGAAGTCGGTCGCGCGATATTGTCGCGCGGTCGCGCTCGAGTCCGCATAAAAACGGCGGTTAGTCATCCGGTCTATAGATCTCGAAGCAGACTCAATAGCTTTTTCTATGTTTACCGTTTCGTCTGCCGTAACCGACGACATACCGGTATAACTTTGAAAAGTAGCGACCGTCGTATATCCGTTTGAGATCGCCATTTTTTACGCTTTCTTCTTAGTCGGTTTCCGTTTCGGTTCTACGGTTTCTACTTCGTCGCTTTCCGGGATCGGCTCGGCTTGCGGCCGAGTATCGCCCGTCGAAAGGAGACCGTCAAGCCGAGCTAATTCCCGATCTACTTCCGCTACGCGTTTAGGTAAGTTGCGAGCAACATACCCGGCACGTTCAAGAAGTAAATTATATTTCAAATTTTGTTGAAAGTTATAAACCATAAATTTAGTTTAACTATCTCCCGGAGATGAGCAAGGAGTAAAAAAATCTCCGGGAGATAAAAGTTAAAACGTCGGTGTAACTAATCCAGTTCCGCCGATAATCGCACCAGCTAGCGGCCTTCTTCCAGCCGTGAAAGCCGAAAATCCGAATAGCACGATTCGGATAGCGACCTTACCGTCCGGTTGCTCGAAGCGAACATACGTCGGCATACCCGGAGCTTCCCATAAGTGAAGTTCGTCCGCGCTAACGATATAAATAAGATCTTCGTTAGCTCCCGAACCGTTCGTAATTGTTACGTTCGCGTCGGTGATAATCGGAAGACCGAGCATCGAGTACTGTCCGCTTTGACCGTAACCAAGACCGCTAAACGTACCGGTCGCGTTCATCGGGCCATTTGCATTAGGCACTACGAGCGGGCGACCTTGATCGTCTACGGCGGCTAAAAAGAAGCCGAGTCGGCGCGGGTGCATAATAATATGACTCGGGCCGGCGAAAACTGCCGATTGTACGCGCTGGATACCGTCTACGATCTTCGGGTACATTTCTTTTACTGTAGGACTCGCGTCGGTGTAAGTCACGACGGCAGTTAAAGCCGTGTTGAGTCCCGTAGGTTCTCCAGATGATCCCGAGCCGCTCAAAATACCGAGATCTAATTTTGTGTTATAAGCACTAATCAAATCCGATAGTACGACGTCTTCGATATTCGCTCCGCGTAAGATCGCTTGCTTCGAGACGTCTTGCATACCGCTAATAGTGTTCACGTTTACGGTTAGAAGTGTGTCGTCGATGTTTGTTTCGGTAGCTGTATCGTTTTCGGCGGCTTGAAAACCGACGGCAGTTCCCGTAGTAACGCGCGAGATATTAACCGTCATTCCTTGTGCCGGGAGTACGTGCTTACGGCAGATGTCCGCTACGGGACGTCCAGCGCGAGCAAGATTCGCGTAGAGATCTATTAAGTATTGCGGGACTACAAGACCGGCGAAAGCGGCAGTGCCGACGTCGCGCTTTTGAAGTGTGATCTCACGGTTATAGCGGTTGATTCTTTCGCCTGCTTCGTAATTGTTATTAAACTCGGAAGCGATCGCGTCGTGAAGAAACGAGTTAGCGCCGCGAGCGTGATACGTCGGTTCTTCGCTTGTTACTTTCCAGCCGCCGGCCTCGCGTGTCTCGGGTGTTGAAACTTCTACTCGTTTTGCGAGTTCGTTTGCGGCTTGTTTGCGTGTCTCAATTTCGGCGACTTGTTGGATTCGTGCGTCGAGTTTTTCAATTTCGAGAGCTAACGCTTTTACGTTCGCGTCTTCGACGTCGCTAATGTCGCGATCTTCGTCTGCGGCGCGTGTGAGTGTCGCGTCGATTAAATCCATTTTTTGTACTCTCTTCTCGGAGAGCTGGTTTAGAAAACTGTTCATAATGTTTTATCCTTTTTTAGAGTGTCGGTTTTTGTGTCGAGTTGTCTTGCTCGTTTCTTTGCGGGTGTCGAACGTGTCGAGGTGCGTCAAAGAATTAAAAGAGGTGTCGTAGATCTAAGAGTACTCTAAGAGTGTTCGTAGTTCAAGGATTCTCGCCGGCTTGATCTCTAACTATTTTGTCGGCCCAAACTTTACCCGGATCGCCGCCCCATAACGCCCAAGCAATACGGCCGGCAGACGGATAACCGGTCTCGCTAGGTGAGAATCCTTGACCTTGCTTATCTACTTCGTGCCGCGCTAGAAACGATCGCATCCTTAAAACGGTGTCGTAACTTAGATTCCCGTTAATGATGTCTCGAGCGCGAGCTACTCCGATCTCAGTACCGCCGCGACCAAAAGCGCGACGCCAATCAAGACCGCGACGCGCTTCGGCTCTCATTTCTTGAGTCGGTGTAAAACTTTCGGCGCGATCTTCTTGTTCGGTGTATTTACGATGACCGGGATCAAGGAGATCGTTATCGCCGACGTACTTCGAATTCTCGGGTGCTCCGGTGCGAGCAAGATAAAGAAAAGCGTTTACTCGAGCCATAGCCCACTGTGCGCGACCGATGCCGGGACGATGACTAGTAGAGTACGCGCCGAGTCCGCGACGGTAAACGGATCTTAAAGCTCCGACACGGACGCGAGTCCAGCTAGGCCGATCGCGCTCTTTCATTTCTTCATTATGTAAGTCGGCTTTATTTTGTAAAGCCTTTTCGGTTTGCTCGCTAATCGCGATGTCGCCGAGCTTGCCCGATGCCGAGCCGGGTTCGTTTACCGATGATCCTTTTATTTGATCTTCTGCCGGCGCTGTAGCGTCCGCGCGGTAGTCGCTCGAGCCGGCCCATTTATTACAGTAGTAAGACGCCATAACTTTAGCGTCCCATAGTGAGCAATAGTTAGCGGCGTAGTACGAACAATTTCCGCACCTACGGCCGGCCGGGACGTTATCGCTTGAAGCTGGACGGTAGTTATTCGGGAGCGCTCGATAGTTTTCGTTTATGTTTAGCGCGGCTATTTGTGCGACGGCTTCGCGTCGCGTTTTGTGGCAGAAAATTAAAGTACCGTCTCCGTCTTTAACTACTGCGTAACCGTTCGCGCACTCTTCGTTATTTGTTTCTATCGAGTACGGCATTAAATTATTTTCGAAGTTTTGCTAAAAGGTTTTCAAGCTCCGCGAGATTAGGTTTATCAACTACTTCTCTAACTACTGACACGGCGGCCGCGTCTCCGTAAGCGCCGAAAGTTACTAAAGATACTTCTGCTAAGTGTGCTTTAATTCTTTCAACGATTCCGCTAGAAGTTTTACGATCTTTAAGCGGCTGGAATCCGACGGACAAATTTGTCAGTACTCCATCGCGCACAAGCTCGAGCGCTTGATCGCCGGCATCGGTTTTAGATACTCTAAATTCTCCGTACAGGCCTCGAGTATCTTCTTTAAGTATTGTCGCTTTTCCTAACGGCATTTTTTTAGTGTCGTGGCCTTGTAAAAGTTTTACACGATGAGCCGCGCGAGTTACCGCGTCAAAAGCTCCGAGTCTAAAAACTTCAACTAGTCCCGCGTGTATCCGTGTCTCTACGTCATACGGTACACATATTCCGCAAATAGTCCGACCGTCGCCGTCTGAGCGTACTTCTAACTCGCTCTCGTATTGTCTAGTTTCTAGCGTCATACGATAGAGCCTAGATCGTCGTCTTCGTCTGAAAGTGTTATATCGTCCAGCGAAGAATCGTCGGCGATAGTTTGCGGTTCGCCGATCGGCGGACGGTTCTCGAAGTCTTGTCTAATCTCGTCTACTGTTAAGAATCCAGCCGAGAGCGCTATTTGGTGAGCTTGATATCTAGTGA